CATGACTTATGAGCGGGGCAACAACATCTATGGCTGGAGCAAGATCACGACCACTGGTCGCTATCTGTCGATCTGCTCAGGCGTGCGAGACGGCGTGAGTATTATTCATGCTGCCGTTAATAGGACTAGGACATTTACCGGCATCGATGTCAGGAAGCTCAATTCAAAGTTCCATATGGATATGTACGAAGAGCAATATCATGAGGGCGGGTCTGGAACGACCATTACCGGCCTTGATTCGTTTAATCAGGAGGAGGTGCAGGTTCTCGTCGATGGCGCTGTGCATCCCAACCGAACGGTTGTCGCATCGACCATTACTCTGGATTGGGGCGGCCAGCATATCGTAGTTGGCCTGCCTTACGAGTCGAAGCTCAAGACTGTTCCGGTCAATTCGATGGGATCAAAGATCGGTGCGTCAGTCCCTCATTTAAAGCATTTCAACAAGATCTATATCCAGATCTTGGAGTCTGCCTATCCTCTGGTGAATGGGGAGCGGCCTTCAGAGCGAAGCTTCAATAGCGCTATGGATATGACAGAGCCTGATGCGACTGAAACATTACAGGCGCTCAATGATGGTTGGGATTATAATGCGACGATGGAGATCATTCAGGACTTGCCTCGCGCATGCACAATCCTCTCTGTGTCTGGCGAGCTTAATCAGGAGATACCGTAATGGACGGGCCTTCAGCACCAAGAAAAACTGTTCAGCAGCGAGAGACTGAGCTCAAGGATTACTGGGGTAATTACAGCCAGTGGCTGTACGATACCCAGAAAGGATTTGAGAAATCCAGATCTCTGTCCAAGGCCAAGATGGCAGCTGGTGGCTTGCAGGCTGGGTCAGAGCTATGGAACCAGCAGATGCAGGGTGCAGAGGAAGAGTTCACCAAGCAGATGGAAGAGCTCCGGTCTGGCCAGCATTACCAAGAGCTCAAAGAGCAATGGACTAAGGGCTTTGGACAAAGAAATTTTGGCCAGAGCGCTGATGTGGCCAGCGAGCATTACACTCCATCTGGATCTATGCAGGTTGCAAAGGAGCGCGTGGAGAAGCGATTGATGGATGAAGGGTATGAGCGAAGGACGCGCAAGGTAAGAGAGCTAGATTCTGAAGGGGCCTATAGTTTGAAAGAAGTGGGGTACTGGGGCAGGGGTGAAGGCGTGCTCAAAGATGAGCAGTTGTTTGAAGATGATGATAGCGGCTTCTACTCGAAAAAAAACGAAGTGGCGCCAGATGTCTACGACGAAAAAAACTATCGAAGCGAGATTGAGAAAGAGGCAAAAGCTTTGGCTGGTGACGAGACAGCTATGCTGCAATGGTTCGAGAGCCAGTATGGAGGCCCTGAGTACACTGAGGATAATGGCGCTGATGATATGGCTATAGCCAAGAGCGCTGCCGGTGGAGCCAAGCGGCCAGCTGCCGGAGGAACAGAAGAGCCAGAGCTTGCTTGGTCGCTGGCATCTGGCCCTAAACTTGGGGCAGACGCGTGGCTGTAAAGTTCCGCAAGTACGAGCGCGGCGACTGGGCCAAGGTCAGAATCCGCTCAGGCGATGTTACTGGCACTTTCAGTGAGAACAGCGTGCTGCAGGGTCTGGCCACGGTGGCCGAAGAGGATGGAAGGGTTGTTGCTTGCGCCGGTGTATTTCCTCTTTATGCCGGCGTAGGGCAGATCTGGGCTTATGTTTCAGATGATGCAAGAGGTCGCGGCCTTGCTATGATTAAGCATATGCGCGACAGGATACCTTTGATGATGAGCGTGATGCAGTTACACAGGGTTCAGGCGCATGTGCAAACGCACATCGAGGAGTATGGCAGGTTCATCAAGCTGCTTGGTTTTGAATATGAAGGTACGATGCGGTGTGTAACGCCAGATATGCGGGATACTGATATGTATGCGATTGTGAGGTGCGAAAATGGCTGATCCAGCGACTTGGATGGTGATCATATCTGCTGCCGGTGCTGGCTATTCAATTTATGCCGGAGAGCGAGCTGAGGATGTCGCTGATAAGCGAGCTGCTGAAATGGAGGCTCAGGGCAGAGAGAATGCCAAGCTCATTGAAGCAGAGACTCAGGAGCAAGCTCGTCGCGTATCTGCTCAGCAGAGGGAGGCTGAGAGTATGGCTTTGGCCAAGGCTGCTGCATCAGGTGTGCAGGTGTCCGGCTCAACAAAAGACTATTTGTCCGATATGTCTACAGAGAACAAGCGGCAGCTTGATTGGCTCAAGAAATCCGGGAAGAGCAAGGCAAATCTGGCTAGAAGTGGTGCTTATGTATCGGCGTCAGGTGTCCGTGAGAGCGGTACGCAGGCGAAGTATGGCGGTTATTCTGATGCTGTGAAGACAGCCGGCACTACGATTGCTAAGGGCGCAGACGAGGGCTGGTGGTAATGAGGCTCGGGGATAAGACTTACATCGGTGTACAGAGCCTCGGCAGGGAGGATGTCGGGGCTACGGGATCTCTTGCTCGGCAGGAAATGGCTACCGTACAGTCTTTTAACAATCTCGTGCAGACAGGCCTTGATCAGGCCGGCGATATACTGGACAAGCTCAACTCCAACGAATCCGACATGCTGCTTACTGAGCAGCTGCGCAAGGATCGCAAGAAGATCCTTGAGCTGAACACCTATTTCGACTCACAGCCTGCGATCGACATCGAGGGCGATATGCCTGATGCCGTGAGGGAGCAGGTGAACGAGTTCATGAAGCAGGAAGAAAACAAGGCCCTGCTCAAAGACGGTCGATATCTCAGCAGCTATCGTTTGCGCCAAGCCACGATGGACACAACCATAGAAAATCTCCGTAGTAGTTCAGGTGCAATACTAACGAAGCGCGGTCGTATGGATGACTATAATACGAAGATGCAGGGGATCTGGGATACTGTCGGCCAGAATGCGGTTGCCGGCCAGATCCTTGGGCAGCTTGGTGAGAACAAGGCCAGAGCTCAGGAGGATATCAATAACGCCGAGCTCCTGCTGGATGAGGGCCTTGCCCTGAGCAGGATCGATGAGTACGAGAACAACGGTACGTTCACGCCTGAAGAGGCGTCGCAAATGCGCATGACTGTGCCTACCACGATTTCCTACCTGAAGGCTGACCAGACGCTGAACAATGCCGAGGATGAGGTTGAGATCGAGCGTGCCATCGAGGAGCTGCCATTTGAGAAGCTGACCTCTGAGCAGAAGCTCAGGATCTCTGCCTTGGAAGAGAAGGCCTACCAGCGGATCGATAAGGAGCGCACTCGCCGGCATGAAACCAATATGGCGACGGCAGCAGTAGACGCGATGAACGGGCGTCTGCCCCAGTCTCGTATCGATAAGCTGCTGACCAATGATCAGATCTCTTATACACAGGCATTCCAGCTGCGCAGCCTGCTATCCCAACCAAAGGTAATAAATTCTACTCCGGCGGTAGTGAACGAGGCTCAGAAGGCGATCACTGATATTGGGATCACAGATCCATTCTCCACTATCGGCCTTGATGAACAGGCCGGTGCTATCAGGATGATGCTGCAGAAAGCTGCCTATGGTGATCAGAACACGCCTCCAAGCCTGAACGGTGAAGACTATGCCGCTCTGGTCAAGGATCTGGATGACAGAACCAAGCAGGTGCGCACCAAGAATGGTGAGTATCAGGAGTCTCGTGATCTGATTGCTCGCAAAATGGGCATCACTGATTTCGTCGATGCAGCTCTAAAAGAGCGCGATCACTATGCTCTTGCCTATGAGGACGCAGTGCTTTCGCTGAACGATTACATGCGCTCTATGGGTGAGCAGGCTGATCCAATGGAGTGGTGGACAAAGAACCGTGATCGATTCAATCCAGCCGACTACAAGGATAAATCTTTCGAGGGCTTCAAGCGTGCTTTCCCAGAGTTTGCGAATCCTAAGTATAATCTTGGCTTTAGCGAAGGTAAGCAGCAGATCGATACTGTAGGGATTGCCAGAGACGCGCATGCCCAGATGTCCAAGGGGCGCATGCACTACTGGCGCTATGCTCGACTGATGAGAACCATCGAAGACTACAACAGAGAGGATTGATATGGATCTCGTAAAAGCCCAGCTGGATATCGAGAACAAGGCTGCAGAGAACGAAGATCTGATGCGCCAGCAGAAAGTGGCTGAGCGTAAGCCTACGCTGCTGCAGGAAACCGGCCTCGGTGATCTACAGAACTACGACTTCGACAAGGCGATTCTGGATGATGACAAATTCGAGCAGGAAGATGATGGTGGTTGGAAGCTACCAGTTAAAAATTTCTCTGGTGTTAGTGTAGCTGGATACGATATCGGTACTGGCGAAGCCAGATCTCCAAAGTGGCAGGATCCAGATATTACCGACGGTCTTGAGCAAGTCAGAAATTCCTACTGGAACACGGTGTCAGGCCCTTCCAAGGACACAACCACAGGACTCATTAAAATCGCCACAGGTATTCTGAAGAACGGCGGTAGCTACGAAGACTTCGATTTTGGATACGATGAGCAAGCACGCCAGAATGTGTGGAACCTCGCGCAGTCGCTGCAGGATCAGCGCTCTATGCTGAGCGGCCTGATGGAGGGCAAGCAGACCGATGTTGCCGGCCCTATGCCACAACTCAATCGCACCTACACAGAAGCAGAGCTCAAGCAGGATAAGACTTGGCTTGGCGCTGCGCGTCACCTCTACGAGGTGTTGGAAGGCGAGCCATTCCAAGGCACTGATGAGCAGCTGCATAATCTGGCCGTCGAAGAGGTTGCTCTGACCTTCTCGAACCTGTCCAAGCTCGGCATGCTTAACACAAAGTTCGCGAACGGCGAATACGACGAGAATACCGCCAAGGCCTATCTGACCTTGATGCTGGGTTACGAGGCGATGGAAGATACCGGCTGGAGAACCGATGGGCGAATTATTCTGGGTAATGCGCTTGGGCTTGCGCAAGATCCAACCACCTATGCGGCTATTGGCGGCATGATGATTCCCGGTGGTCAGGCTTATAGCACGACTGCTATGGCAGCAAGGCTTGGCGTTAAACAGAAGATTGCTCAGATGATTACCCAGCGCATGATTCCTGCGGCTGGCATTGGCTCTATGGAGGGCCTTGTCTATGGCAGCCTTGAGGATCTGGCTATTCAGGGCATCGAAATGCAGGCCGGTGAGCGCGAGGAAATCGATGTCGGCCGCATGCAGGAGACAGCTCGTCAGACAGCTGCTGTCGGAGCTGTGCTTGGCCCTATGGTCAATGTTGCACCGGACGTAGTGCGCGGTGGCTGGAAGCAGGGCAAGCGCTTCGGAAAGCATATTCAGGGCAACTTTGACATGCGCCCTGTTGGGCCGATCATGAAGCAGGTTGGATCTCTTAACCCGCAAATGCCGAAGGCAAGAGAAGCTGAAATCGGCCTGCGCAACAAAACCGATATGGGTGAGGACTTTATCGACACGGCAGAGCCGATGTTCAAGTCACGCCTGCAGGGTGCGTTATTCGGTGATCCTGCGATGAAGGTTCAGCCGCTCGTCGGTAAAAAAGGCACGACTGTCGGTGGCGTGCTGCAGATGCTCGACAAGCTTCCACAGAATCAGAAACTACCAGTCTCCAATGACGAGATTCGCCGCTCCGGTGTGCGAGACATCCTTGAGTCTATGCCCAAGGATGAGAAGCTCACTCGTGAGCGACTTGAGGATATGCTGTGGGTAAACCGTGATCGATCCAATGCTTGGATTTCCGGCGAGAAAGGCCCTATGGGTACATCGACTGGTGATCTGGCGAAGTTTCAACTGAAGCAAATGGTCGATACACATATCGCTCAGCGTGCCTACCGGATCATTGATGAAGAGGTTCCTATGGATCCTCAGCCTTTCCTTGACTGGCAGGAGCACATTGTTCGCAGGGGCAGGGAGTGGGCAGAACAGAATGCCTTCCCAGCCGGAGAAGGCGTCACCAAGCGAATGGATGTCATCGAAGAGCCATCAGCTCCACCTTGGGTGATGCAGAATGCGCCTGAGTGGGGCGAGGCAGTTATCATGCAGGCCAAACACGGCAAGATCGGCAAGGTTCCCGAGCTGAAGCTACCGCCTGCCGGCAAGCGCTACAAGCTGATGAATGCCAATGGCGAGTTCGAGGCGCTTGGCGATCAGCCTATTACTTACACAAGCCCTCATGATGCTGTGCGTGCGCGGGACGATATGGTGCGCAACATGACGCGCAATATGGATTACAACCAGCAGATAGAATATCTGAGAATGTTCGATGAGAAGCAGGTCATGCGTCCTCCCCAGTATGAGCATATGCGTGTGCGTCCAGATGTCGAGGCCGATGGTTACTTCGAAATGCGCCTGTTCCAGCCTTTTGAGGGTACGCAGAACGTCGAGGATATTGCACTTGGCCGGTTTGGTCAGGCCTATGAGGCCCTGTCGCCAGATCTGAAGGCGCGAGTCGATGATATGAAGAAGTGGGCGCATAAAGATCCTCGCATGACAGAGGATCGGCTTGAAACCACTCACTACCCTACCGAGATCAACAGGATCTCGCATATCCGTGGCCAGAAAGTTTACGGCCCTGATGGCAAGCCATCGCTGATGGTGATGGAGGCGCAGTCAGATATTAACAACTGGGCGCGTCCAGAGAATTTCGGCACGCAGCCAAAGAGCATTGATCAGAATGCAGTGAATGCGCTGGAACTCCAGCTGAAAAAAGACATCGCCGCAAACAGCTCGATCCCTCTGTCAGATGACCAGCTTGAATCTATTGTTGAGCGAGCTCGCGATTCTGATTCTATTGAGGAATTTAGCAGCATGTCCGGCGTGGTCAATAAAGATATCCTGAAAACCGTGAAGGAATATCGAAAGCTGACCAGCAGGGAAGCGGCTGTGCCAGCGCATATGGTGCAGGGAGACAGCATTCACAGGCGCAACCTGATCGCTGCAATCCGCTATGCGGCCAGCCAAGGCATCGACGAGATCTCATTCCCTGCCAACAAACAGCAGATTATGAATATCGAGAGCTGGCCAGAAGAGTTTCTTGATAGTCCTCAAGCGAAGCCGGTGCTGGATCTGTACTTGGGCAAGAAGGGACTGCAGAAGGTGATCAAGGATCCAGTGATGAAAAAGGACTTTGATATCACGGTCAGTCAGGAGCCAAGGTTTGCGGATAGCAATCTGCGCTACGGCATGCCTGATGAGGGCTCTGGCATGAAAGTGAACAAGCTGCCTGCGATGGGTGATCTTGAAGACATGCTGGATTACCTTGAGAACGAAGCTGCCGGCGATATCATGCACAGCAATCATCCTCTGACTTATGATGATATTGCCGAGTTTGATGCAGATATCGCCAAGATAACGCTCAAGGATGTGCTGGATGTAGCGCACACCAAGGGCGAGGCTGCTGCAATGGAGTTCATCGAGGAGCTCCCGCAGTCGAATCCACTGCTTTCAATCCTGAATGCTACCGAGGGTTTTGATGTGACTGATTCAGGCAAAGGCCTTCTGAATGTGGTTAAATTCAATATCGAGAAGGTATTGAAATCACCACAATATGTGAATGGCGTTGTTGCCCTGCCAACTGGAACTATGATGCTCGGAGGCGAGGATGAATCAGGATCTGAATGAAGCGATAGAAGCTGAGCTGGTTCAGTCTCAGACGCAACCGCAGCAGGTGGCGGCTCTGGGGCCGATCAGGCGCGGCATCAAGAAGCTGTTCAAGCAGGAAACTCGCGAGGCTACCGGCAAGGGCCTTGAGGAAACTCCATTCGCTGATGTGATGCAGGAAGAGATCCCTGCCGGTCAGGGTGCGCTGCAGGAGCTGGAGCAAGAATCTATGGCTGGCGTCCCTCAGGTAGAGGGTCAGGCCAAGAAAGATTTCACTGGCCGTGAAGAAGCATTCATGCTGCCTGAAAAAGAAATCCCTATTGCTCCTCAGGAACTGGTAGACCGGGCCCTTCAGGGCCAGCCTCCGGAGAATCTGGTTGGGCGAACCAAGCGTCGAAATATTAACCTGAATCACTTCAACGATCCTGAAACCAAGGAAATGATCGAGCTTATGAATAAGCTCGAAGGTGGTTACAAAGATCAGGAAAAGCGCAGGACAGTCACGCATGCCGAGACGATTGAGCGCTCGAAGAGCGATGAGTCTCTTGCCCGGGTGCTTGGGGCAAAGCCTGACGATAAGTGGGAGCCAGAAGATCTGGTCAACATTTACAACATGCTCGATACGATGGCCTATGACCTGAAGCGCAAGGCCAAGGATATCGATGATATGGATATGGAGGGCCTGCCAACCGACGAGGCCTTGGCAGAGTTCCAGATCCTTGGCGAACGGTTCAATGCCCTGCAGGAGCTGGCTGCTGGACGAGCTGCTGAGGCCGGCCGCATGCTGAATGCTATGAAGGCGATCTCCAAGACAACCAAAGGTCGGGAGTATCACGCAGCTATGGGCGATGTGCTGATGAGCTCCGGAGGTTCGGACATTATCATGCAGCGCGTGCGCCTGCTGAATGAAGCGAAGACGCTCCCAGAAATGGCGAGAGTCGTCAAAGAAAGCTGGGCAGACAGGGCTTGGGCAAGGATAACCCAGATCAGATACAACCTGATGCTGTCCTCGATGAGAACGCATGTGGCTAATATTACCGGTTCAGGCATGACCGGCATCTACGAGAATCTTCTCGTAAGACCGGTGACATCATTGAACTCTGAGGCGGCGAATGTCTTTAACCTGATGACCAAGGGGAAGGCGCTGCCTCGTGATCAGCGCGTGACCTTCTCTGACTCGTGGTATCAGATCAGGGCGGCTACCAAGGCGGTCGCTGATGCTACGCATCTGTCAAAAGAAATTATGCAGGGCAAGGAGCTTGGAGAGGGCAAGGTCTTCAATGAAATGGGGATCCGTTACTCTGCAAGTAATGTGCCAGAGTCTATGCTTGGCAAGGTCGGCACACTTCCGACTCGTGCTCTTGAGGCCGAGGATGCTTGGTTCAGGTCGATCTATTACAACTCGCGCCTTGAGGAGCTCGTGCATAAGCGAGCGATTGCGCTTGGTGAAACCAAGGAGCAGCAGCAAGAAATCTACGAGAAGATGATGGAGACGCCTCCAAAGGACATTACTGATAAGGCCAGAGAATATTCCCAGAAGCTGACCTTCACTAATGATCCCAGCCTGTACGGCAAGGTGATTGGAGATATCGCCAAGAAGGTGCGTGATGTGCAGCAGGGCGCGATTATGGGCAGGGCAGGGCGCCTGATCTTCCCATTCGTGCAGACGCCTGCCAATGTGACCGGCTACGCTCTGGAGGCTACCACTGGCGGCCTCACGGCTCCGTCCAAAACTTTAGGCATGCTGACCAAGGGCTCTCCGGAGGATAAGGCCGAGGCATTGGCCAGACTGGAGATTGCTGCAGGAATGTGGGTGCTTGGCTACCAGCTATGGGAGCAGGGCATCATCACTGGTGCTCAGTCAGACTGGGGTAAAGAGCGAGCGGCTATGGCCGGAGGCATGCGCTCGAACTCGATCAAGATCGGAGATAAATACTACGATCTGACCAGAACCGATCCACTGGGTCTTACCCTGAACATCATAGCCACTGGCTACAACATTGCGAACAATGATCCCAACTGGCAGCCGACTGAGCTGATGCTGCTGGTCGGAGATCTGGTTGCCGATCGATCGATGCTGTCAGGCTATGCTGAGCTCACGCAGGCATTCCAATATAACAATCAGGAAGCCTTCGAGCGACTGGCCAATCAGATCGTGATGAGCCACACAGCTGCAGGTTTCTCGCGAGATCTGCGCATGATGGCAGATCCATACCAGAGGCAGTCTGGAACCGTAGACGATGCGGCAGGCTTGTTTGATCGCTGGGTGAAGGGCATGAAAAACACGATGCCGTTCCTGTCCGACGATCTGCCTCCTGCTGTTGATGCTCACGGCAATGCGGTTAAGAACCCGAACCACTGGCTGGTTCGAGGCACTATCCCTATCCTGAGCTCGCAGCTTAATCAGGATCCAGTAGCAGCAGCTTATATAGCCACTAACATGCGCGTACCGTCTCCGTCCAAGAAGATCCAGTTCGAGGGTGGCCGGCAGTTCGATCTGATGGCGCTGGATGGCAATCAGGGTTGGCTATACTACAAATATCAGCAGATGGTAGGTCAGGAGCGTCACAAGCTGGTGAAGAAGATTGTCGAGTCTTCAAGCTGGGAGAACAAGATCCTGAAAAACAACCTGCTACATGAGGGTGCAGCTGGTCATGATCTGATCAAGAAGGCGATCAGGGACGGGGCTAAGATCGGGAAGGTAAAATTCCTTGAGTGGCTGGACGGCAAGACCGAGTTCGAGCCCTCTATTGATGGCCAGCCTATTGGTCGCCGCATCAAGATTGCGCGTCCATTCACGATGAGTGAATACAGGCTTATGATGCAGAATGATATCAACAAGACCTTCGGTCGCGACTACGATCAGGAGTGGATTGAGGGTATCGACGAGGAAGGAATATTCAGGCCTGATCGTTATAATGAGCGCAAGGGCCTGCCAGAGGAACTAAAAATGAACCAGCCGGAGTTCTAATATGACAATTACCGCCAACATTGTTAGAGAGCAGTTTTCCGGCAACGGCATAACGAAAGCCTTTATCTATACATTTCGCAATGATGATGAAGACTGGATTGAGGCGTACATCGATGACGACCTTGTGGATCCAGCTGACTACACAGTAGACATCGGCGCAAAGACAGTTACCTTTGATACAGCGCCTGCTAATGGAGCAGCTGTCACAATTCAGCGAAGACTTCCGATCACGCAGGAATTTGGTTATGTGACCTACGGCAAATTCCCAGCGATCAATCATGAGACTGGGCTTGATTATTGCACGATGGCAATACAGCAAGTCGCAGATGATGTGACTCGCTGCCTGAAAGGGCCGCCATCTGGCGGCGGGATAAATGATTATACACTGCCGTCATACTCTGCCCGACGAGCGCTTGTATGGGATGAGTCAGAGCAGAAGCTGGTCAATACAGCATATGATCCAGATGAGGCGCAGACAAATTCTGCTGCATCTGCTGCTGCGTCTGCTTTAAGTGCTAGTGACTCTGCTGCTTCTGCTGTTGCTTCTGCGTCAAGTGCCAGCGACTCTGCTACGTCTGCTGCTGAAGCTGCTGCTTCTGCTGCTGAAGCCGCTACTTTCGAGCCAGATAACTATCTCGCTAAGGCATCCAATCTTTCCGATGTTGCAGATGCCGCTACTGCCCGGGCTAACCTCGATGTATATTCTCAGGCAGAGACTATTGCCCTCCACGGAAGGCGCAATGTTATTATAAATGGTGCCCTTGGTGTAAACCAAAGAGGCTTTAGCAGTCTTGCTGGAGTGCCAGATTTGCAGTCTACTTACTCTGCCGATAGGTTTATACTTTACAACGATGATGGTGGCAGTAAGTTAAATGTAGCCAGAGATACAGATGTTCCAGTTGGATATGGGTTTGCAACTAGTTTATCTGCAACTACCACGGCAACACTAACGCCCTCTGCTGTTAACCAGCTTACTCTTACGCAGAACATAGAAGGGTATGACTATAAGCCATTAGAAAGTGCAGGGTACTTAACAGCTTCTTTCTGGGTTAAAAGCAACAAGACAGGGACATATTCTTTTTCACTACGAAATGATGCTAGGGATAGGTGTTATGTAGCTGAGTTTACAGTGGATACCTCTGGTACTTGGGAAAAGAAGACCCTGACAATCCCTCTAAATTACTCTGGAGGAACTTGGGATTACACAAATGGTATAGGGTTGCGGGTAGGTATCGGCTTGATGTCAGGTTCAAATCTGAAGACTGCTAGTACCGATACTTGGATAACCACAAATACTCCGTATAGCACAAATCAAGCAAATCTGTATGACACTGTAGGTAACTACTTCAAGTTCACTGGGCTACAAATAGAAGCAGGACAAGTAGAAACCCCCTTCGAGCATCGCTCTTTCGGAGAGGAACTGGCTTTGTGTCAGAGGTATCTTTACTATGTTGACGCACCTCAATTTTCTTATGTCCAGCCTGCTAGTGGTGGGTGTCAGACAACTACTACTGCATTTTTGCAGCTTGATACGCCCGTTCCTTTAAGAGCTTCGCCCACGCTAGGCTCAACTGGTGCTTGGCAACTGCGTAGACCTAATAATTCAGTAACATCGGTTACGTCTTTCGCTGCTGCTTGGGGCTGGACGGATAGTAGCACACGCATTAACGTGCCCGCTAATTTTACGGCAAGTGGTAGTTTTTCTGCCAACGACTTTGTGTATCTTATGAAAAGAGATACAAACAGCGGTTCTCTCTATTTTAGTGCGGAGCTATAAACGAGGTATTTATGGAAAAAATTATATCTGTAGTAGAGCATAGAGGTGGTGGATATCTTGTCAATGACAAGTATTCTGTACCTAACGATCCGGCTAACATAGACTGCCAGTCAGTCCAAGATTGGGTTGCTGAAGGCAATACAATTACTCCTTTTGCGCAATCAGAAGGGTACTTACCGTATCTGCGTGAAAAACGTATTGGTGAAATAAAGGAATATGGCACTGCCTTATGCGGAGCAAGGATAGAAGTTCTTGGGAACTATAGGATGGTTGAGTTCCTAGCGGAGCTTTGGCCGGTACTCAACAACCCAGCATCTAACCCTGATCTTGCTTATGTGCGTGATGTAGTCGTGTTTGCCAAAAACAAGATTAATACTGCTAAGAACGCTAGCGCAGCAACATTAGAAAACTATGATACCACCCGGGACAACTGGCCTGCTTAGATTTTGTGTTAAGTTTGCTAGAGAAGGTTTAAAATGCCAGTTAAGAAAGTCGGAAAAGGGTGTTACAAATATGGCTCATCAGGCAAAAAGTATTGCGGATCAAGTGCGAAGGCTAAGGCCTCACGCCAAGGGCGAGCTATCAAAGCCTCCAAGAAAAGGAAGAGGTAGCGATGGCCAATGATGATATGACGCGCAGAAGTACAGATCCTGATCAGTATGACTGGCACTCCGAGCACAAGGCTGTATCGAGGCAGCAGAAACTTATCATCGGGCTGTTGCTGTTCTGTATCACGACAGGAGCTGGAGCTGTTGTATGGGCGAATAGCATGTTCATTCATCAGCAGAAGGAAATGACTGCTGCTATGGATGAGCATAATACGAGGCTATCTATCGTAGAGTATGAGATCGATAGAGGTGGTCGATATACCGAGCGCAGAGGCGAGGCGCTTGAGGGCAGGGTTGATCGAGTTGAGGCAAGCATGAATTTGCTTAATACGAAAATGGAAAGGATGGATGCAAACGTATCATTCTTGGTTAATCATGTAAGGAAGCATGATGGGATGTAGGAGGTAGCATGAGCAACAGGTCAGCGCCAAAGATCATCACAGGATCAGACGGGATTACAGATTCCGTTTTTGCATTCCCGCTCACTATTGACGGCACGCCTACAGGCGATCCTGATGCCGCGGTTGATGGCAGCGTCACGCCGGTCGAGTTTTTCATCACACCCACTGCAGGGCGCGTGTACTATGTGACTGAGCTATCACTAGCAATGGCAGTGAACTCTCCTTTTCTATGTACAGGTTTCGGCAATATTTCTGGAGGTTTAACAAACGGTCACGGCATCCGGCTTGAGGCTGGCGATATCAGTCAGGATCTGAATGTCGCGCCAATCAAGTTAAATCCTCAGATAGGAGCATATTTCTCAGAGCTGAATCATTATCAGTTTGCAGGTAATGATGAGTCACTTTGTGCTAAATGGGATTTCAAGGAGCACGGCGGCGTGATAAAGCTTGATCAGGGTGACAAGATTGGCATCACGGTAAACGACAATCTCACTACACTTGTTGTTCACGGATTCACTGCTCACGGCTGGTACGAAGAGTCATGAGTTTCTTGGGCCAGCTATTCAGCAGCTCAAAGACGGTTGATAAAACCGTCGATGCCGTGATCAACACAGGCGACAAGATGTTCTATACCGACGAGGAAAAGGCAGAGGGCCGGCAGAAGATGCTGGACTGGGTGCTGGCATTCCACGACAAGAGCTCAGGATCTAATGTGGCCAGACGGCTTATTGCCGTAATGGTTGTTGGTGGGTTCCTCATTCTGGTGGGTATCTGTGCTGTTCTTATACTGATGGATCAGGGTGCTATGTACGCAAAGATGTACGACCTGATCAGGGAAACCCTGAAGGAGCCGGTTGGTATCATCATCGCGTTTTATTTCCTGTCTGGTATGGTACGAGACTGGAGTGGAGGCAAGAAGAAAGATGTATAAGCTTGGAAAGCGCAGCAACAAGAGGCTGGAAGATCTGCATCCTGATCTGGCCAAGGTCGTGCGAAGGGCTATTGAGATCACACAGATAGACTTCACGGTTCTGGAAACTCTCCGGACTGAAGAAAGGCAGGCTAATCTGGTAGAGATCGGGGCCTCGAAAACAATGAAGAGCAAGCACCTGAAGCAGAAGAGCGGCTATGCTGAGGCGGTAGATCTTGGCGCTTGGGTAGATGGTCAGGTTGATTGGAGCTGGCCGCTATACGACAAGATTGCTATCGCTATGAAGACTGCAGCTGAAGAGCTTGGTGTCGATATTATCTGGGGTGGTGACTGGGTTACGTTTAAGGACGGGCCTCACTACCAGCTTGCATGATCCTCCCCTCCTCTCCCAAGAGGAAAGTTAGGCCCTCTCACGAGGGCCTTTTTTTATAGCCAGATATTGTTTCTCTTACGAGAATACGACTCTAATCTGTGCTCGTTGCGCTTGTTTTGCTCGTATTGCCTCAAGTCTTCACCTGATGGCCTGAACTTGGCGCTTTTCCATAAGTCTGCCTCCTCCTTTCGTAGATTTCGAACAGCGAATACGAATCCAGTAAAGATGCCCAGCACAAACACGCCAAGCAATATCGGTAAGGTAATTGTCATGTCACACCTCCGGTGCAGTTAGGTAACAATAAGGCAAATCTACAGAGTAGATGAAATGATCAAGAAGCTCTGATCCGATGATGACATCGATCATCTGGATCTTGGTCAGAGCTCGCAGGGCTGGCGGCATGTAGCCGGTATCCAGAGTCACCTGCTTGCTACCGATCTCGAACTCCAGTGGAGTGGCCTCTGTAACGAAGTCACCAAGCAAAGGAGAATGATCCTCGAAGACCACTCCGAACTGTGGGTGTGCCTTGGCCGGAACATATGAGATCTGCGCTCCGGTATCGATGATAGCCCTCAGCTTGTAGCCTCCGACCACGACCTCGATCAACGGGAATCCGAGCACCTTCTGCATCTTGATTGGATCTGCATCACGGACGACGAGCCCTGTATCAACAGAGTCCTTAAAGAAAGTGAACTGATCTCCGAGCATGTCCAAGCCCATCAGGCCGTCTACCTTCGCACCAAGCTTCTGGGAATACTTCACTGGATCCTGCCCCATAATGGAATCGAGGAACGACATCGGAGATCCGGTGTCGATGATCAAGCGCTTGCCCTTGTACTTGGTGATCAGCAGTCGCTGGTGGTTTTTGAAATTTAACAGCATGATTTCTTCCTTAAATTGATTATGTGCCTCTCTCACTACAAGAGAGGCACTAATCATTTAGAACGGGATATCGTCAACGAAGTCGTCTGGTTCAGGCCGTCCTTGAGGCTTGCCGGACTCGTGAGGTTCAGGCTTGCCGCCTTTGCTGTCCAGCATCTGCAGGTTGTTGGCGACAATCTCGGTCGTGTACCTGTCATGACCTTCCTTGTCCTGCCATTTGCGGGTTTGTAGCTTGCCTTCGATGTACACTTTCGAGCCCTTGTGTAGGTACTCTCCGGCGATCTCAGCCAGCTTCCCGAAGAAAATGATGCGATGCCACTCGGTCTTCTCCTTCTTCTCACCTGTCTGCTTGTCCTTCCACGAGTCTGAGGTTGCGACAGATATGTTAGTCACTGCCTGCTCGTTTGCGGTATAGCGTACATCTGGATCATTCCCAAGGTTGCCGATTATAATGACCTTGTTTACTCCACTCATAATAACTCCTTATGCGAAAATTGATTGATGAAAGTATAGAGCAGCTGTTCTGTCAGACTGCTCTATACATATTCTTGCATGCAGTGGTTAGCTTGTCTCAGAATCTTCAGTAGGCTCGTCAGCGGATTTCATACGTCCTCCTTTTCAACAGTTAATCGATACTGAAGCGTAGACTTGGCTCGGTACTGCTCAAGATCTACACCTTTAAGCTCAGGAACCTTCTTGTAATCGACGTTCCCCTTCTTCTCGAAGGGGGTAACAGAGACTCCAGCTCCACGGCTTTTCTTCTTATCTGCCAGCTCAATGAGATTCTTTCTTGCGGCATCCTTGACCAGCTTAGCTGCAGCCTCTGCGTCACAGGCCGCCTTGTATGAGGCAGCCGCATCTGCCCATTTCTGGTCAGTGTGCTCGACGACAGGTTCTTCGAGGTACGGGCCGTAGAGTTTCTCATCTGCAATGATCTCCCTGAATCTCTTGTGGAACTCAAGGAGCTTAGCGAGCTCTTCTTTCGTGAGCCCTTCCTCGACTGTAGCAAGGATCTTCGCTTCATTCGGCGTCCAGTAAAAGACCTCACCGACCTCGAACCTTTGGTCACATTCGAGCTCGATACGGAGCTGTACCAGATAACCTTCCGGACAGGAGGCAGGAATCTTTTTCGTGAACGGGCATTTAATCTCGACCAGCTTATCAGTCGTAGCGCGGTCGTAGCTGGAACCCAGCCAATCGTAATCGGGATGCACCGCAAATTCTTTTTCAACCAGAATCTCTCCAAAGCGGTTCTCGTATTCAATCGCTGCATCTGCCTCATGCTCAATGCCCCAGTCGGTTGCGATGTTGCCCTCGAACTCGGTAGGTGCATCAAAGTATTCTCGCACCATTTCCCGCATAACCTGTTCAGGGGTGTTGAAGTGAGAGGTCAGGATATCCCGACCTCTGGTTGCTGTGATGCGGCCTTTGCGCAGTGGTGATAGATCAGACATTTTCGGCCTCCTGCACTTCCTGAATGAACGCCTTCTGGACATCCTTCACATGAGCATGAGCCTTACGTTCTGCTCCACTCAGTGATTGCCATACTTTCATGAGATCGGGCAGTGTTGATGCAGCCTCGATCTTCTCAACAATCTCAGGATTGGTATCAGAGATATCAGTCACTCGATCTCCGTTGCCAGTGTTCTCTGTATCTTCTTCTGCAGAGATACCTGCAATGGCACAAAGGGCAAAGCGCTTGGCATAGGTGATCGTCCCGCCGAACTCTTTCATGTCACCGGATCTGGTGATTGGCATGCTGTCAGCGATCCAGCCGCCATCCTTGTGGCCAATGGTGGTAATCAGCAGGGCATCAGATCCATCGCCGGCCACGACCCGCTGGAAGAACGACAGGCCGTGTTTCTCGAATGGCTTACGCAGGGCTCGCTGCACCTCTTCGAGAGGGGCATACTTAAATTCATACTCGAATGGTTGGCCATTCTTTGTTTTGCCTCGCACCTTGACGACCTTGCTTTTAGGTACGTCTGGGTATTCAGCTTGTGCCTTTGACAGTGCCTCGAATAGCTTGGCCTGAGCCTCAGGATTTACTTGGGTGATTTGCGGAAAGTCTTCCACGGTAGTCCTCCTGTATAAATGAATTTACTTCACTCCGTATTGTAAATTCATTTATACAGAGTGATCTTAATAGTGCATAATATATACCCGTGAGGTACAATATGCAATACAAACTTACCACGGAGAATGAATAAATGAAAGCACCAAAAGATTACACGCTTCAGTGTCGAGTGAACGATGAAGAGAAGGCTCATTTCAAGGCGATGTGCGCAAAGAACAACATGAGTCATAGTGAGGCGATCCGGTTTGCCCTGACAAAGGCCAAGCTACTACCTGTTAAGAAAATTACTACCTAACGTAGTGAAGGTAGTAATTTAATTAACCGGAGGAAAGCGATGAATGTCGAAGCAAACGCAATAAAGATCGACGGCGAATGGCATGTCCAGATTGTTACATACGACAATGGCAATCCGGTAAACAGGCTGGCATTCCCTATGACGCCAAAGGCAAGCATCGGCCAGATTGTTGATCTTGAGAGGGTGCTGAATGCTTTTTCAAAAGACGGCAGTAAGTCTGATGTTCTTGCAAGCACTGGCTCGCTGTTTGATTTCTTGAAGGAAGTAGATCCTATGCTCAAAGCCAAGAAGACTCTTGGTGAGCTGGAAGCAGAAAGCCCTGACGGCTTTAAGAACCATTAAAAAGAAAAGGCCCTTGACGGAAATCCATCGAGGGCCTATTCTGAATAACACTGCAACGAAGTAACCAGCTTCGATTTGCAGACAGATAACCCAGATATCGTGTCCACTTCAGCAGTTGCTGCTAATTATACACCATATCTAGTATTTGTCTTCAAGTCATAGCGGATTAAATCGTTATTCGTTTGAGGTTCTTGAGCCTGTCAGCAGTAGAAATCAATTAAAACTTTAAGTCCTGCGCTGTCCTACCCTGACAACAGGCAACGTGAAGCCCAGTGATCTGGGGGTTGAGCCGGCAAGATTAACGACCTTGCTGATCCGAAAGGATGGGGAACGCTGAGTACCTATAGTCTGCTAAGGCAGGCAGTGGAGATAGTCTTCACGGGGAAAAGGGGATACCTATGGGAGGAAGAAAATGTGGTCAAACAAAATAGCATCAGGATCGATACCACCATCAGAGCTTGTGCGTATGGCATCAGGTACTGCATGTATCTATGAGAAGGGTGAGCCTAGTAACCGGCTGGCTGTTCTTGTCCAGAGCTACGCAACTAAGGCTAAGGCTAAACTAAAAATGACCAGCATCAACGGTTTCTCTGGCAATGAGCCTTACTACTTGCTGCGAGTAGAGGTTGTTAAAGCCGGCATTCAGCAGAAAAAACGCGGGAGGAAACCAGCCAATGACTGATTCAGAAAAGCTCGATTTTATCCTGAAGCAGCAGGAGGAGATCCTTTCCCTGCTTCGTGATGTGAAGCCGGTGCAGGGTACTCGCTGGAAAGAGCAGCCACTGCCAGAGGATTGGGAGAAGTGGTGCATTGAGAACCGTCCAGATCTTGATCCTGTGTCCGTGTACAAAGACTTTCAATCTTACTGGCTTTCGACTGGAGGTAAGAAAGCCATTAAGGTTGATTGGTTCCGGACTTGGCAAACGTGGTGTCGTCGTCAGAAGTCTCAGGAAAAGCGAGTCGCTGACTGGAAGACAAGCGATGTAGCCCTTGCAAGGGAGGCATCGAAGATAGGTCTGACGCCACGAGCTGGTGAGTCTTGGGAAGATTTAAGAAGACGCTATGAGGAGGCGATTCGATGAAAATTTTGGCGATGTTTATAGGCGGAATATACGTCTTCATGTTTGTGATGATGATGTGCATTTGTAGCAAGGCTGAGGCTGGAGAGCTGATCCTTACCCTGTATACCTACCATCACAACAAGGAGCCTGATTACAGGAACGACAACCTTGGCCTGATCTATCGTCACGGCGACGAGCGAGCCAAGTGGAATGTCGGTGCATATAATAACTCGGACTACCAGCAGTCCTTCTTTGTTGGACGGTCGTATGATTTCCAGCTGACTGAGCACGTTATGTTTACGCCAAGTGCTGGGCTGGTGACTGGGTACAAAGATAACCCAGTGCTGCCATATGTCTTCCCGACATTTGTGATTGCGAATCGAGTGGCGCTAACACCACTAATAACTTTCTCAACACGAGACGACATCAAGACCAGCTGGGGCGTAAATGCAGCTGTGAAAATATTAGACTTTTAGCAGGATAGCGAACAATGAGTGATTTACTTGAAAGACTGAGAGACTTTGAGCCAGAGCCAGAATGTGACAACGCAGAACTTGAGATTTTGTTAGATGATGTTGCTGACAAGTTGCGTGAGGATGCAGAAGAAATCGAGAGGCTTACGGATACTGTTGAGCATCTACAAAAAATAGTAGATAGCGACTGCGAATGGGACGGATCAGACCCAGAGGATGAAGGTCTTTACCAGCCAAGGAGCCAAGACAATGAGTGAGTATTTAATAGGACAACAAGTCATTCTAAACAACAAAGAGATTGGCATAGTAGTTAAATCTGAAACAGGCGTGACTCACGGTATCTGGGTTCATTCTCCTTCTAAAGGATATGCCTCAGATTATGCGTTGCATAATGTTAAACCGTTGCCTATTGATAATATCACAGGAGCCAAGACAATGAGAGAGCGGAAACTAAAGCCAGAGTGCCAAGAGCGCGTAGAGCTGTTTGAGTTTGAATATGATAACTCAGGCTGCTCCTGTCACCTTGCTGCGCCCTGCGCCTACTGCACTCACCCAGATAACCCGGCGAATATCGCTGAAGAAGATGAATGCTGGGAGAAGGAGGAGCAAAGACAATGAGTGACTTAGTGATTAGAACTATAGGGTTTTATGATCCAGAAACAGGCGAAGGCTATACACTGGAAAAGGATGCGGACGCAGGCTTGATTGATATTGTCCAAGATGATGACCTTGTAAGGATTAAGCTAAAACACTGGGAAAAATTACGAGATCAGATAGATGCGCTATTTGATGGGAGCCAAGACAATGAGTAAAACAATCGAAGAAAAAATAGCTGTAATGCAGGCGTTTGTGGATGGGAAAACCATCCAAGCTATGGATCACGGGTATCCCTTCTGGGATGACTGTCCAAGACCTGTCTGGGATTGGCTTAACACTGACTACCGAATTAAGCCAGAGGAACCCGAGTGGATACCGAAATGGGGTGAGGCTGTGTGGGTACGTTATAGCGAAAATGACGGTTGGATGGAAGGGTGCTTTAATGAGTCAATTGATGGCGGCTTTTTGGTAATGGTTAAAGGCTCTGTTAATTGCGAAGAATTCCCTTCTTGGAATATTAAAAAACGCCCTCAACCGATCTTCATGCGGGAGGATGGAACGCGAGAATCATCACCGTATTGCCTCAAAAATGATGCTATAAGCGGGAATGGCAAGTCAGTCCCCATCGAACTGATTAACGTAGAGGGTGAAGACAATGGGTGATGCAACCTATGAGATCAGTTTAGAGCGTACTATTGATAGCCTTGAGTATGAGCTAGAAACCAAGGACAAAGAAATCGAGAGGCTTAAGGAGGAATGTAGATACAGAGAGGCAGAGAACAAAGAACTGTTTAATGAAAATGAAGACTTGAAAAAGGCCGTATATAACCATCAAGCTGAAGAAATCGAGAGGCTGAATAGCATAATCGCAAACAGAGCAACATCAGCAATGGATGAGGCACAGGAGCAAGGGGTATGATCAATGCAGAGCAAGAGCTTGAGCTTTTGAGGACGCAGAAGCTGCTGCGTGAGATTATAGATCTAGTGCATAAGATGGATGTAGGCAAAGTCACAAGTCATCTGCTGCCAGAGAAGAGCTATAACATTGACTCCAGTCAATGGGATAACCTGCAAACATTGATAGCACGCGAGGTTCCAAAGCTGTGAGTCCACCTATTCATGAGAAGAAGGTAGACCGTGAGCGAGAAGATCGGTTCATAGATATCTTTACCAAGATAGCCAAGCATCCTGTGAAGTACGCCAAGACAGCAAAGCTGGAGTCAGTAGATTTCAAGATGCGTCTTGGCCCTGATCAGAGATATACGCTGGCCGAGTTCAAGTGCAGGGATATTCCATTCGGGTACAGGCATCTGGAAGGTTGCGTGATAGATCAGATCAAAACGGATGCAGCGATAGAGCTATGCGACCAGCACGATGCAGACTTCGCCCTCTTCTACCTGTTCAACGATGGCGTGCTTGGGTATCTGAAGGATGTGCGAGCAGTGTTCGATCAATTTACGAGACATCTTGAGCGGTACAGGTCTGAGCGAGGCGATAAGGAGAAGTACGTCTATAAATTCCCTTATGATCTGTTCGCCAAGATCCAGCTGGATCCGGATGACAGTATGTTCATAAGGACTGGCCGGCGCAAGCCAGCTGGGACTCGCAAGATAGAGGCGGCATCAGATATCATTAAGCGTGCAGGCTGGCGTCATGTCGGCTCGCATGTCTACGAGCGAAAAGGGTCTTACAAGGACAGGATCAGCAAGGTAGGCGAGCATTGGTACTGCTATCGCTTTGAAGGAAAGCGCTGGCTTAAGGATCATGTATTCAGTAGCAGCGAAGCTGCATTCAGGAGATTCGAGAATGGATGAGCGCTTGATATGTGACAAGTGTAAAAACGACTTCATCTACGATGATGATACTTACGATGGGCCGGCATACAAGGCAGAGGGGTGTTATCCATTCCATCCTTGGTTGCTTTTATGTGGAAGCTGTGCGAAAGAGGACGGATATGTACGAGATAACGGCATACAACAGGGACGATCTGAAAGAGGCAGCGATAGAGCTGGGGAAGATTGCAGCAAAGGGGAAGTATCCTGTTGTGGTCAGTGTCAAAAACAAGAAGGACGGGCGCTCGTTGGCTCAGAATGCGCTGATGTGGAAGTGGATGCGGGAGATCAGGGATCACTTGTTATCGACAGGATCCGGACAAGAGTTCTCGGTTGAGGAAATCAAGGAGTTCCTTCGTGATCGCTATGCTCCGCGCAAGGAGATAGGCATCGGTGAAGAAAAGGTCAGCATACCCAAAGGCACATCTGAGCTTGAGGTCGATGAGTTCTCGCTGTTCCTGAAGGACATCGATGAATACTGCTCTATGGATATCGGCCTGAGCCTGAGTCATCCAGAGGATATGTACTATGAAGCAATGGGTTGGCACAAATGAGCAAGATCAGGCGCTCAGCTAAGGGCCGGCAGTGTCAGGTCAGGATCTATGGTGTGTGCAACAGGGATGAGCGCACCACTGTCCTTGCGCACATGAACGGAGGAGGGATGGGGCTCAAGCATAACGATATGTTTGGCGCCTATGCCTGCAGTGCATGTCATGATGCCGTAGACGGTAGATCTCCTGTAGGAGCCTACTCAAAATGCGAGCTGCAGCTGATGTTTGTAGAGGGTATAATCCGCACCCAGCAGATCCTGCTTGATGAAGGACTAATTAAAATTGAAAATTGAATTGCCTTGGCCGCCAACGGTCAATAGCTACTGGCGCTGCATCAGTGGCAGAAATATCCTGTCAAAGAAAGGTCGGGCCTATCGAGAGGCCGGATTAAAACACCTAATGGCAAGCCGCACCGCACCGCAAAAAATATTACACGGGCGCATCAGTGCGAGCATACAGGTGTTCCCGCCAGACAGGCGCAGGCGCGATCTGGACAACATACTCAAGCCTGTGCTGGATCTGCTCGTGCATGCTGGGATCATCATAGATGATGAGAACATAGATAGAATCCTTGTGGAGCGAGGAGAGACGACCTCAGGAGGCGAGGTCGTCGTAGTGCTCGAAGAGATCTGATCCGGAGATCATTGCGTGACGTTTGAATAACGTCACCTCTATATGATCGGCCTTCCAGTTGGGCCGGTATTCACGAAGCTCGTACATAGCACCCTTCAGGGCCTGTGTTGGAGAGCTTGCCTCTACCCAGAAGGATAGAGGCCTTGGTGACTTTGGATCGTCATGAGTGACGACTGCTCGGAAGAGGCTCATTGCTGTAATTTCTCCTTCCAATCTTCGATTGAGTAAATGGTAAACGCCATTTCCGAGCAGTACGGTAAACATACCATTAGGGATGTTCATGCCGCCTCTCCACTCTTCTGTGTAGCCATTACCATCGGTAATGTACCACTCGTAGTTTTTCTGGTAGATGCCAGCAGGGCCACTGATGCCGAAGGCATCAAGTACGCCATTCAGGCGCTCCTTGGTGGTATTGGTCTGCCATCCGGCATCGGTTATGAAGAGCACATAACCATCCCATTTGGCAATCAGGTTGCCGTGAAGCAGGAGGCTTGCTACTCCGTCTTCGACGGTCACGGTCATGTTCTGACGGGAAAAAGGGCGGCGAGCCTTAAAGGCGTTTACTGAGTCGGCGGTAATTTGACGCATCGGAATTTCTCCTTTGTTGAATAAATGATGTTCATTCAGTTTCTTCACCCTGTTACAGAAACTGTGAACATCTATTTATCAACAAGATATTCACAGCTCCTGAACAGGCAAGGATCAAAGATCCTTGAAGTAGTGGCCATCTGATGCTGAGTAGTCGTACATCAGCTCTCTGGCCGCATATTCCCAGTCTATGCAGTTATGTGGCCAGCTGGAAAGACCATCAAAAGCGCCAATATCCTCAGCCATCTGCTGAGCGAAGGCCTCGTCAGAGTCATATTCGCCCTGATAGGCTTCATCAAAGTTATCTGAATTCCAATTCAGATAGATGTCGATGTAGGCAATCTTTGCCTCTTCGTCGGCTGAATGAGTAGCACACTCATAGAGTGAGTCGTACTCATCAGGCAGCTTGAAGTGACTGGCAAGGCCAGTGTCGTCGGTTACATAGGCCTCTTGGATGTCTTCGACATCGACCTCGGCCTGATCGGCGCACTCTTCGAGTACGGCATCCCAGTCAGCGAACAGCTCAACATTCAGCCAATCGCTGCCTGATTCACCTTCGGTGGTGACGTATTCTACGTTTATCTGTGTCATGTTCGCTCCCTCAGTAGTTTTTAAATTCGGTGACTTTGTTGAAAAAATATTTTTCAGCCTCTGGCTCATCAGCAAAGTAATGGCCCCAGTACAGTTCGCCGCCACTGTTCAGGCCGTAGCTGTGAACAATGAAAGGGGTGTGGCTTTCAGGCATATGGTGAAGAACGATACCTTCGCCGTGGCGATTCTCGAATTTGAAGATGACGTTAACGGATTTGATGTTCATCGGAATTTCTCCTGTTGGTTACTTACTTTGTACTACTTTCACAATGTATCAAGTAGTACAAAGTAAGTAAACAGGGGAGGTTTAACTCCCCTGAATGCTATTCGTGTGTGCTAGTGTTAAGCGCATGATTTTGTTAGAATAAGAGGGAGGAGATACATCCTCCCTGCGCTCTTTAACAATTCGGTTATTCTGCTTCGATGATATCGAAGATCGTGTTCACACCCAGCTCGGAGAGCCAGAAAATGTGCATGTCTATTGGCTGATGGCCCCAGCCTTCGCCGGTTCGGTCATCTAGGTCGCCAAGTCCCTTCTGATGAAGGGAAGTGATCAGGCCGCCAGCTGCTCGGAGGTTGCCGCCGAAGATCTGATCTGCAAACTCACGAGGGCCCCCATTGGAGAAGTTATCCTCCAGCTGGGCTTCGCGGTCGTCATAGTTCAGGCAGATCTTGAGAGCGGCGATTTCATTGTCGGTCAATTTCATTGGAATTACTCCTTGTGGCTGAAAATGTGGCGAAGCGCAGAGTCGATGTGGTCATCGTTGATGTACTTGTACATTTCGCTGAACAGTTCGCCGCGGCTTTTGTCGTTGATTGCCCAAAGGCAATCCCAGCGGTATCTCTTCAGAGATAGGCCCATTTGAGTGTAATTGAGTTCAAAGCCATATAATCGGCTGGATTCGACCATCGTTTTGAGCTGGTCATAATGCTCATCGGTGATTTTCAATCGGCCCATCGGAATTTCTCCTTGGTTGTTTACTAATGACTACTTTCATAAAAACTGAAGTAGTCATTAGGAAACAAACTGGGGAGGTTTAACTCCCCAGAATGGTCAAAGCGGATATACGGCCAGTACGTCAGGCTTGGTTTTTCTGGTGATAATCACCTTATCAATGGTGATATCGCGGCCTCTTTCTCGGTCGAGTTTCCCGTAGGGAGTCCACTCGCCGCCATAAACGCCTTCGATCCCTCTGGGATCGAGAGCGGCTTCTGCCATAGCCATTTCGACATCATCTTTGATGATATCTAGGCTGTAGCGGCCTTCATATGATCCGGCCAGCTTTGCGACAATGACTCCATCAGAGTCAACAAGGTGTGCAATGTACTTCATCGTGATCTCCTTTGACCTCAATAGAGGTCGTAAACATCATCATCGATCATCTGCTGAACCTCAGCGTGGCGATCCCTTTCACGCTCCGTCCAGTATTCGGTCAGGTAATCCTCCTGTGAATACTTGTGGGCAAGGTAGTCAGCGTATTGAGGATCTTCGATCCCGTCCTTAACGCAGTAGGTGCTGCCGTCCTCCTTGGATCTGGCCATAATCCGGAGTTTGCCGGTGTATTCAATGTAGTTGTCTTGGCTCATGACTCACTCCTCTCTGTACGGAAGTAAATGTTGGCTAAAGCCACATCCAGCTGGCCGGCTGAAATCTCTTCCTTCTCGTAGAGAAGTTCGAGAGCGCTCTCCAGATCCTCGGCTTCGCCGGAATCGATGAGCTCGTCAGCCATCTTTTCGATGCCTTCAAACTCGCCTTCCCAGCAAGTGGCAAACATTTCTTCGTAATCTGCTTCGCAGGCTTTGATGTTCAGTGATTGCATTGGAATTACTCCTTTTCAGTGAGTGAGTATTTGGCCTTCAGGGCCATATGTTCAGGATCTGCAGACTTCCGGAGAGTGTTGGCCTCACGGCCAGTCATCATCCACCAAGCGCCAAAGTGATTTATCCAGATGCCGTGTAGCATTATTCAGCCTCCTCGGTTACAACGTAGTTGTCTTCAGCTTCAAGCATCCACTCCATTTCTTCAGGAGTGGTGACGCTCAGGCCGTCGGCCAGATCAAAGCCGTGATCGGCCAGATTGTCGTGATCGGTTCGAGTTGGGATGTCGAGAAACAGCATTACTTGCCCTCCACTTGGTAGATTGCTCCGTGAGCAAAGCCATAATGAACGTCGAAGTCACGCTCTCCGGCATTAAAGCCGTCGATCAGACGCTGACGGTCTCTTTCAGAGACGTAGATGTTTTGCTTCAGGATCGCTAAAGCGCTGTAAAACGACTGGCCATAAGCCTTGGGGTAGCCATTAACGGCAACGATGAAATTGTATTCGGTGTCGGCCATCGGAATTTCTCCTTTAAGTATTTATCTAACTCTTTCACCCTACGGGTTCAGAGTTAGTAAATACTTATTGGGGTACATTTAAGTACCCCAGTTGTCCAATGCCCAGTCGAGATCGTAGCGTAAATCCTGACCACGGTTCTGCAGAACTCCTCCGTGGGTTCCATCGGCACGCTTCATCACGTTGTAAGCAGTCAGCACCTCATCACGAGATCCTTTCAGGATGACAGGGGAATCCTTTCCCCTGATGTAAACCCAAGCTGTCCAGTCATATTTCATGACTCAGCATCCTTTTTCAGGCTGCGACGATCAGCAAATGCTGATGTACGAACCTCCTGAGAAGCTTCAAGAAGCTTCAGGGCAGTCTCGGCCTCAGCGCCGATCCGGATCAGGAACTCCAGAGATTCTCTGGAGGCCTTGAACCCAAGGCTGTGCCACTCCCTTGCAAGGGCATGAGCAAAATCCATCTGCTCAGTGGCCAGCTCGGAGAGCTCTGCGGCATTGTTGAAACGAGACTCAATGGTATCTTCGATAACGGGCATTACTTTTTTTCCTTAACGTCATAGACGTTATTGCCAATCCAGATTGCCCCATCGACCTCAGGAGCGTAGTTGTTGATGCTGTACTTAGCATCATCCGGAAGAGGAACGATCCAGATGTTACAGGCTTTAGCCTGAAAACTGCTGGGCCCGGTGTCAGCTCTCTTCTGACTTGCCAGTACCTTGGCAAGGTCAGTACCAGTCCTCCAGTTCAGGGCTGAGCTGGTAAACCAGTGGTATTCACCACTCCGGATCATTCCGTTCAGGGCCTTGTAAAGGCCTTCCTCGAAATCTGCCATCGAATTTACTCCTTCAGGTTGTTAATGAATTTACTTCTTCACTCCGTATAGAAGTAAATTCTAATTAACACCTGTTGTTCCAGCAGCGACAAATGAACTACAATCTCTCACATGAAGCAATCATATGGAGATCGCGAATGGCTAAGGGGCTGACAGATAAGCAGCGCCGATTCGTGCAGGAGTACCTGAAAGATCTCAATGGTACTCAGGCAGCAATCAGGGCTGGCTACGCAGCAAACTCGGCTTACTCGACGGCTGAAAGGCTGCTGAGAAATACTGAGGTGCGTAAATTCCTGAAGGAATCCCAGCGCGAGATCTCGGAGGCCGTCAAAGTCGATGCTGAGTATGTACTCAGAAGGCTCCACGAGATCGACTGTCTGGACGTTATGGACATCCTCGAAGAGGATATGACCGTGAAGCCGCTCAAGGAATGGCCCAAGGCTTGGCGTACATCGATATCTGCTATCGATGTATCCCGCATATTCAAGGCATCCGGGGATGATGATGCCATCATTAACGCTATCACGAAGATCAAGTGGCCAGACAAGACGAGAGTCTTGGAGCAGCTCGGCAAGCATGTCGATGTTCAAGCCTTTAAGGAAAGGCTTGAGGTTGAGGGAGAGCTGTCCATATCAGAGCGCATGCAGCGTGCGGTAAAGCGTCAAAGTGGCGACTGAAGCTGAGCAGCTGGAGGAACTCGTTGAGTTCCTAGCACCATTCAAGTATTACCCTGAGCGGTTTGTCGAGGCAGTCTTCGACTGGGGAGTTGGGGATCTGGAGGGCTACGATGGCCCTGATGTCTGGCAATACGAAGAGCTGCAAGCTCTTGGCCGGCATTTCAGGGAGAACCCCAAGGAAGCTTACCGAGTCGCGATAGCCTCTGGCCACGGTATCGGTAAGGGCGCTATGACAGCTTGGCTGATCCTCTGGTTCATGACTTACTGGTTTCAGGGTAAAGGTATTGTCACAGCCAATACATTTCCCCAGCTCTCCGGTAAGACTTGGGCAGAGCTCGCGTTATGGCATTCAAGGGCAATCCATAAGGATTGGTTCACTTGGACTGCTACCAGATTCGCCTTCAAAGAAGATCCCTCCGTCCAGTTCATTGATGCCATCACTAACTCTGAGACTAACTCAGAGGCCTTTGCTGGACTTCACGCCAAACATGTCCTGATCATCTTCGATGAAGCCTCAGCAATCAGCCAGAAGATCTTTGAAGTCACCGAAGGTGCAATGACTACCGAGGGGGCCATCTGGTTCTGTTTCGGGAACCCTACCAAGAACACAGGGCCATTCAGAGAATGCTTTGGCCGGTTCTCTCATCGCTGGAAGAACAAGCACATAGATTCGCGAACAGCGAAGATGACCGACAAAAAGCTGATACAAGAGTGGATCGATGACTACGGCATCGACTCTGACTTTGTAAAGGTTCGTGTGCTTGGCCAGTTCCCATCAGCTGGTGACATGCAGTTCATTCCTGCGAATACAGCCAGAGAGGCCGCAGATCGTGCCGCTCAAGCAGCCTATGGCTCAATCGTTATGGGGCTTGATGTAGCTCGGTTCGGTGATGACAGGACGGTATTTGTCTTTAGACAAGGCCGAGACGGCAGGACTATCCCAGCTCAGCGATACAGATCATTGGATCTGATGGATATTGCCAACAGGGCAGCTCAGGCTATGGATCGTTATAACATAACGACCTGCTTCATCGACGGGGTTGGGGTTGGTGGTGGTGTCATAGATCGTCTGAGGCAGATGGGTTATGGCCACAGGATCATCGAGGTCAATGCCGGAGGCAAGGCCAAGGATGCCAAGCGCTTCCTGAATAAGCGTGCTGAAATGTGGTCAGACATGCGTGACTGGCTTGAGACTGCTATGATCCCCAATGAAGCGGAGCTGATACAGGATCTGTGTGGTCTGGAGTACCAGTTTGATGCCAACCAGAGGTTGCAGCTGGAGAAGAAGTCAGACATGAAGAAGCGAGGCTTGGCTTCGCCAGACTGGGCTGATGCTTTGGCGCTAACATTTGCACAGCCTGTAGCCCCAGAGGGCTTCAGGAAACCGAGAGTTAAGAGGGCTATAGGATGAAGTGCGAAGACATAGTAAGAGCTCAGCAGGTTGCTGAGTCAGACCGATCATCTGCTGAGTCCCTATGGGACATCATCGAGAAGTTCGTTCTCCCTCTTCGGGGAGACTTCTACCGGACTGAGACTACAGAGAACCAAGTGGACTGGAGGTCACGCGAAGTCTACGACAGCACAGCTCCATTCGCAGTCCAGTCTCTTGCTGCCAGCATGCAGGGAAACCTCACGAGTCCTTCGCAGCAGTGGTTTCAGGCACGCTTCCGCAAAGCGGAGCTGAACGACAAGGATGAAGCGAAGGAGTGGCTCGAAGAGACGACTCGCCGGATGTGGCAAGCTCTGCTTGAGTCTGACTTCAATATCGAGGTAGCAGAGAGCTACCTTGATCTGTGTGGCTTCGGCAACACGATCCTCGTAGAGGAGGCGAAGGGCGATGAAACCAACTTCCAAGGCCTCGACTTCACCAGTATGCCACTCAGAGAGTGCTTCTTTGATGAGGGTTACGAGGGGAATGTAATCAACTTCTACCGGAAGTTGAGCTGGACGCCTCTCCAGATGGTGGACAAATTCGGTGAGGATGGTGTAACCGAGGAGATCAGGGACAAAGCAAAGAACCCTGATCAGGCCAGTGTGAAGGAAACTGTCATCTACTGCATCTTCACGCGCCGTGATTACAAGCCTCCGGAGCAGAAGAGCAAGATGCTTGCTCCTGAGAAACGCCCATTCGGTTCAAAGTACGTCCTTGCTTCAAGCAAGGAGCAGCTTGGTGAAGAGGGTGGCTATTATGAAATGCCTGCCTTCATAGCTCGCTGGCGCAAGACTGCGGGATCTCGATGGGGCTTTGGCCCTGCAGCTACTGCTCTGGGTGACATCCTCACTCTGAACCAGCTCAAGGAAGTAGTCCTTGAGGCTGCCGGCAAGGTTGTTGATCCAGCTACGCTGACAGAGCAGGGCAACATCTTCGGTGAGTTTGACCTGTCTCGCTCTGCGCTCAATGTCGTTGGAGACATTGAAAGGATCAGGCCGTATGAGTCTGGAGCAAGATTCGATGTTTCATCGATGATTGTTGGCGACCTACAGCAGTCTGTTCGTCAGGCCTTCTATCAGGATCAGCTGGAGCTCAAGGAGAGTCCAGCTATGACAGCAACCGAGGTCAATGTACGTTACGAGCTTATGCAGCGTTTACTTGGGCCTACCCTAGGCAGGCTGCAGAATGATTTCCTCGATCCTCTCATCGAGAGGACGTTTGGCATCATGTATCGAGCTGGTGCTCTGCCTGAGTTGCCGGCTGGTATGGAAGACGCCGATCTGGATATCGAATACACTGGCCCTCTACCGAGGGCTCAGAAGGCCGATACAGCTGCAGCGATTGAGCAGTGGCTTGGAGCTACCGCTCAGATGGCCGAGATCTACCCGTCGCTGCTGGATCTTCCAGATGTCGATGATGCTTGGAAGACTGTAGCAGAGCTACGAGGTGTGCCAGCCACATCCATTAAGGATGATGAGACTATCGCCAAAGAACGCGAAGCGAAGGCCAAGAAGGCAGAGCTGGCAGAGAAGATGGCAATGGCTGAGCAGAGCGGTAACGCGATGCAGGCTGTTGGTGCAGGTCAGGAAGCAATGGGAGGAGTGAACCTTGGACAAGAAGGAATACTACCAGCAGCAGCTGGAAATCCGTAAAGCATACCGTCGTCTTTTCAAGACGCCAGACGGTAAGGTTGTACTGGACGATCTCAGAGCTCGGTTCTATGACCGATCTCTGGATAGTGAAAGCGCCAATAAAATGGCGGTAAATGTTGGATCACACAAAGTGGTTCAGCACATCATAAACGCAGATAAGGAGTAAGCAGATGTCTGAAGAAGCTCAGGTAACATCTGGAACACCAGATGCAGCAGCAGCTGCAGCAGCAATACCAAACTGGAAGGATTCTCTTCCAGAGGATCTCAGGGGTGGGATGGACAAGTTTAACGATGTAGCCGATCTGGCTACTTCGTACAGCCAGCTGGAGAAGAAGATCGGTAGCTCTATCCGTCCTCCTTCGGAGGAGGCTGGCCCTGAAGATTGGGAGAAGTTCCGCAAGAGTGTGATGGAAAAGGATCCTAGCCTGCTGGCTTTGCCAGATGATCCGGATTCTGAGGTGTGGGATACCGTGTATAAGCAGCTCGGTCGTCCAGAAGAAGCTTCTGGATACACCATTCCGGAGATCGAAGGCCTCGATATCTCAGACGACCGTCTGAACTTCATCCGTGAGGCAGCTCACAAGGCCGGTGTTGGTGGTCGTCAGTTTGAATCTGTCATTGGACAGATCCTTCAGGCTGATGCCGAGGTGATGTCAGGCCGAGAATCTGAGCGACTGGCTGGCCTTGAGGCCCTGCATAACGAGTGGGGTATGGCGTATGACGACAAGGTTGCTCGTGCCAGCAAGATTGCTGAGGCAACTGGAGCGCCAAAGAAGCTGGTTGAAGCCCTGTCAGCTGGCAAGGCCGATGCAGCTACGCTGAAGTGGCTGGATTCTCTGGGTGGTTCTCTGGGCAAGGAGGACGCACAGATTGCTTCGCAATTCGGTGGCTCATCTGACCGCATGACTCCGGACGAGGCACTGGCAAGAGCCAGTGAGATCATGACCAAGCTTGATAGCATGCCTCCTTCGGATCCGGCCTATCAGGGACTGGTCAAGAAGCGCGTTGAGTATATGCGTATTGCGAACAGCAAATAACCTGCTATGATGAGAGTGACGGAGCCCTTCGGGAGAACTCCGTCACTCTCAAGGGTGAGTTACCCCAGTCAGTAAAGGCCCGTTTTTGCGGATAACCTTGGACGAATTGAGCGATAACTTTTTGTTTAATTGGTCAATAGAGGAGATCCCAAATGGCCATTACTATTGATGAAGTCTATATCCAGACGTTTGAATCAAACATTCGTCATCTAGCGCAACAGGGTGATGCCCGTCTGCGTCCTTATGTATCCGAAGTCTCCAAGCAATCAGAAAAGCACAACTGGGAACGTCTCGCAGCCGGCGCTGCTCGTCAGAAGACAGCTGCTCGTATGGTGTCTCCAGCTGGTGGTAGCGGCTCTGGTGCTGTTGATGCAACTGATGGTTTGGCTTACAGCCGTCGAGTTTCTGTTGCAGAAACTTGGGATGCGGGTGAAGTCATCGAGGTTGAAGATCCAATCCAGATGCTGGTGGATCCAAAGTCTGCTGCTACGCAGAACCTTGCAATGGCGATGAAGCGTGCGTTTGATGACCTGATCATCGATGCGGCTCTGGCTGATGCGCTGAATGGTGACGGTACGACTACCGCCTTTGGCGCTGGGCAGACTGTTGGTGGTGCGACTACCGTAATCTCGCTGGATACCATCCTTGAGGTTCAGGAACTGTTCACATCGAATGATGTAGATCCTGATGAGAGAAAGGTAATGGTCATCGGCCCAACTCAGCAGCGTAAGCTGATGCAGCTGCTCGAAGTGACTTCAGCTGACTTCCAGTCAGTGAAGGCTTTGGCAACTGGCAAGCTGCCCAACTTTATGGGCTTCGACTGGGTTGTATCCAACCGTCTGAATGTTCCTACAGCTGGTCAGATCGACTGCTTGGCATTTACTGCCAAGGGTATCGGCCTGCATGTCGCTTCTGACATTTCTGCCAAGGTTGGTGAGCGTACCGATATGAGCTTCGCTACTCAGCTGTACACCCATATGACTATTGGTGCTGTTCGTACCGAAGACGAGCATGTGGTTCGCGTGCATCTGAAAGATGCTCTGAGCTAATCGGGTGAGGCCCTTCTGGGCCTCTTCCCTTAATGGGAGATTGTCATGATTGGTGATCAGAAGTCCGGACTGGTTCAGTCTGCAGTACCACAACAGCGCAATGATCTTATCCAGTCGGATAAGGCGGGCGGCGAGCTGACGCTTGGAGCTGACGTGCAAGTATCCAGCAAAGATGCTGCAAGCCCCATTGCTATTCCCGATGTACCAACAACCGAAGCCCCATATGATGGGCTGGTATGCTTTGGTACTTTCTTGAATGACGCAGGAGGTGATGCGTGAAGAAACTTAATGTAAACCGTGTGGTCAGGGCTGCTCGTGAAGGCTATTCCGTAGCTGAAGCTGCCAAGTATGCCGGTGTAACCGAGAAGCAAGCCAAAGAGATTGCGACTCACTACAAGCTGAAGTTCGGCGCGGAAAAGAAGTCAGCTGAAGCTGAGGGCTAATCCGTGGCTGTCAGCGAAGTAACGATATGCAACAAGGCCCTCGGTATGCTGGGGGCCAATCGCATTCTCTCTCTGAGCGAGGATTCGCGTAACGCTACCTTGTGCAATGAGAACTATGAGATTGTTCGTGACGGTATACTCGAAGAGTATCCGTGGAGCTTCGCAAAAGCCAGAATCAGCCTTGCCAAGGATCTGACCGGCCCTGATTTTGGCTATGCCAATTCATTTACCCTACCGGCAGATTTCCTGCATGTGCTGGAGTTTAACGGCGACGACTCAGAATATCAGGTCGAGGGTAACAAGATCCTGTCTGATGACGGGACATGCAACCTCATCTACACCAAGAAGGTGACGGATGTGGGCGTATTCTCAAAGCTGTTCATTGTGGCCTTTTCGGCCAGACTGGCAGCTGAATTATCAATCCCAGTGACCAACAGCAAATCGACTCTTGAGGCGATGATGGGTCTGTATGAAGACGCATTGGATCGTGCTCGTAAGATCGACGGTCGTCAGGGTCGCGCCAAGAAATTTAAGTCCGGCAAGCTGACGAAACCTCGTCACGCTGGATCAATATCAGTCGGCCCGACGGTATAAGCTATGCCAAAAGTCATCCCTCTCCAGACATCCTTTGCAGCTGGGGAGATCTCCCCAAAAATGCTTGGCCGAGTAGATACCGAGGCTTATTCTCAGGGCGCACAAACGCTTCAGAATTTCCTGCCTAATCCTCGTGGGCCTGCAGAGCGCCGTGGTGGAGAGCGGGATCTACATTACTTTAGCACTGGGTCGTGGCCGCATGCTAGGTTAGAAGAGCTGCAGATTAGCGAAAACCTATTTTTCTCTGTTCTGTTCGCCAATTACAATCTTTTTATAAATGCACCGGACACTGCAGCAGCCAGCGGGACGATAGCAGATGATCCATATATCGGAAGTGATACTTATTGGGGGTCAAGTACCGGCGGCGTTAGTGATGTTTACTATAAGGGTTACGGCAAGTGCATTCTGAGTACTCGGTACACAAATGCGCATGCGCGTATTAGCCAAGATGTCGGCAGTCCTACAGGCACATTCGTCGTCAAGGTTGCCACTAAGGGTGACAATCCATATCGAGTCAGGATTGGTCATAGCGGATCAATCACGAATTACTATGATGCTGTGCATCATGAGGAAGTGGCAAGGATTGTGCTGCCATTTACCGGCAATCCAAATACGATTATCGCAGTAGAAAATCATTATTCTGAATTTGAAGATCAGGAGGCGGTTCACGATGTCGAGGTCTATAGCATTTTCTGCTATCAATACGGTGGAGCTAATGCTGATGTAACGAGAATCCCTTCCCCTTGGTCAGATCAATGGGTGAACGATTTGCATGTCATCAGGGCGCCGAGTCATGATGAAATGTACATCCTGCATAACAAGACTGCTCCACGTAAGCTCACGTATAATGCAAGCACAAATACTTGGACGCTGAGCACTGTAACGTGGACTTCCCAGCCTGCGGCTTGGACTGCAGTCTCGTGGAATTACCCAACGACCGGATGCTTTTTCCAAGGCCGGCTATGGCTTGGCGGTTGCCCGAATAACCCAGAAACCTTCTGGGGATCCAAGTCTGGATCCTACGAGGACTTCACCACTGGTGCTGGTGCAGCAGATGCACTTGAGTTCACGATGGCAGACAAGGGTGAAATCAAATGGATGGCTGGCCTGAAGAACCTGTTGATCGGTACGGAGAACGGCGAGCATATTGTGACCTCCGAGGGCGGCGTGATCTACTCTGGCGATATTCAGGTTCAGAGGCAGTCGAGCTATGGCTCGAATCACTTGGCCGGCGTGCAGGTAGGCGATCAGATGTTTTACGTTTCCCCTGATGGAACCAAGGTCAGGGCGATGCAGTATGAATGGACGGCCAATAACTGGCTGTCTCGTGATCTGTCATTCTTCTCTGACCACATCACGGAAGGGGTTATCAGCGATATTGCTTGGGCTCAGAACCCGAACAATCTTTT